AGAAGCTTGATGTATCATGAGTTTGGTCATCATGTGCATCAAATCACAAAAGTTAAAGACAGAAAGACATATCTTGATCCACCTATCGAGAGAAAAATAAGTGATTTACGCAATAGAAATATAGATACAGGTCCTTCTGAATATTCACGTCGTAAGGGACAGGAATGGTTTGCAGAAAATTTTGCTTTATATTTTATGGGTAGAAAAGATTTAACTGCACCTGATTTTAATCAATTAATAAAAGATATGATGGAGGAAGCGAATGGCATTAGGTAGAGGTGAAACTACATCACCAGAAGAAAATATAGCAAAACTATTATCAAAAGGTGAAAAAAATTGGACTAAACAGGATAAAAAGGACTTTGAGTTAGATATGTTGCTAGTAGGTCCAGAAAAAGCAAATGAAATAACTTTATGGTTAGATGAAACTCCTAGTTTACATTTAAAAAAATAAATACCATAAATAGTTAATGAAAATAAGGAAACACTATATGTTGCATTTAAAATTAAAATCTGATAGCTTAAAATTACCCACATGGGTGAAAGACAGCATATGCGGTCAAATATGAGTGGGAATAACTATGAATTATCTTGAAAAAGCCGTAATGAACGCATTGTTACCTATTTTAGATGATAGAGATAGGCAATGGGATTCTAGTGAAGCTATAGCGAGAATAAGAGATTTTACAGGCAGTAAAGATAAACCTTCAGCTAGATATAAAAGAGCTTTTTTATATTATGATCCTGAAGATGAAGAAAATTTTGGTGGTTATAAATTACCAATAGCCGATATTGTTGATAATAAATTAGTAGCTATCCCAAGAGCTTTATTTGCTGTTGCAGGAGTATTAGCAGGAGCAAGAGGCGGTGTTGATATACCGACTGAAGATAAAGATAAGATAAAACTTAAAATTAACCAATATTATGAGAGAATGTCCACTATGTTTGATGATGAAAATATGGAATCACCAGTAAAATCTGAAGAAATGGAAATAGAATCTAAATCTTTAGATATTAAAACAGATTTTGAACTTAAAGCCGAAGGAGAAGAAGAAGGTATATTTGAAGGATATGCTAGTATCTTCGGTAATAAGGATTTAGGAAATGATGTTGTAGAAGAAGGTGCATTTGTTAAAAGCTTACGTAAAAGAAAAGCTAAAAATGTAAAAATGCTTTGGCAACATAAAACTGATATGCCAATCGGAGTATATGAAAGAATATCTGAAGATGGCGAAGGTTTAAAAGTTCGTGGTCGACTTGCACTTGGTACACAAGGTGGAAGAGATGCCTATGAATTGCTTAAAATGGGAGCTATAGATGGTTTATCTATCGGTTATAAAGCTGATCCTGCTAAGCAATACTATGATGATAGAAAAAGAAAAAGGCATCTAAAAGAAGTTGATCTTATGGAGATTAGTCTTGTAACCTTTCCAATGAATCCAAAAGCACAGATTCAGGCAGTAAAGGGTGCTGACAGGACTATAAGGGACTGGGAAAAATTCCTTCGAGATGAAGGTGGTTTATCTCGGTCAGAAGCTAAGATTGCTAGTAAAGCAGTCTGTTCAAGTCTGACTGAACAATGGGATGTTGATTCTGAAGGCTCAAAGTCGTTAGTTGATTCTATGAAAGAATTAATTAATAAATTTCAATCTAAATAAGGAGTAGTTCTATGAGTGATACTATAACTCAATCGGAACTCCGAGAAGCAGTTGAAGGTATTGGCAAAGCTTTTGAAGAATTTAAAGATGTCAACAACCAAAAAATTGCTGAATTGGAGAAAAAAGGTTCTGTAGACCCTATTACTGAAGAAAAACTACAGAAAGTAGAAAAAACTCTGGATGTTTATGAGGATTTTAATCAAAAAGCCACAAAAATATTCTTAGAGCAAAAAAATGTTAACGATAAGCTAGAAAAAATGGAAACTGCAATGAAAAGACCAGATGCAGGATATTCTTCTGAGCAAATCGACTTAACAGCTAAATCTTTCGAAAAACTTTTAAGAAAAGGTAAAGAAAGTTTAGACGAAATGGAATTAAAAACACTTACAGTATCAAACGATACTTCAGGTGGTTATTTAGCTCCACCAGAATATGTAAGAGAAATAATCAAAAAAGTAACTGAAATTTCTCCTATACGTTCTATCGCAAGAATCAGAAACACAACTAATCGTTCTGTTCAAATGCCAACTAGAACTGGTACATTTTCAGCGTCTTGGACTTCTGAAATTGGAACTAGATCAGAATCAACAGGTTTAACATATGGTTTAGAAGAAATCGCAGCGCATGAATTATATGCACTTGTAGATATCTCTGAGCAAGATGTAGAAGATCCAGTATTCAACATGCAAGATGAATTATCTAATGAGTTTGCAGAGCAATTTGCAAAAGCAGAAGGTACTTCTTTTGTTAATGGTACTGCACAAGGACAACCTGAAGGTTTCATGGTAAACGGTAGTGTTGCAGAAACTAATTCTGGTAATGGTACAGCTTTAACTATTGATGGTTTAATTGACCTATACTCAGCAGTTAAAACAGACTATGCAAGAAATGGTACTTTTGTAATGAACAGAGGTACATTAGGAAAAATCAGACAGTTAAATACTGGAACTGGTGGTTCTTATGTATTCCAAGCAGGTTTCTCTCTACAAGTAGGTGTTCCAAATACTATTCTTGGGCAACCTTACGTTGAAGCAACAGATATGCCAGACGTAGGAGCAGGAGCTTATCCTGTAGCATTCGGAGATTTCCGTAGAGGCTACGCAATCGTTGATCGTATTGCTTTATCAATACTTCGTGATCCATATACACAAGCAAACACAGGCTCTATAAGATATATTGCTCGTAAACGTGTAGGTGGACAAGTTGTATTAGCTGAAGCTATCCGTAAACAAAAAGTAAGTGCATAGAAAGGGAGATAGACTATGAGTATGATTGATTTAGCAAATAATATTGCTGTTACACAACTAGTTGATCCTGTTACTGCAACTGCAACTACAAATTCAACAAGCATAGACCTTCAATTTGATAATGGAGCTATGGTTATTGTAAATATCGGTGAAAGTGGAGACACTTTATCTGGTAGTGTTTATTGGGAACTTATCTTACAAGATAGTTCTGATGACTCAACTTGGGCTGCTGTTACAGATACTGATTACGTTACATGGGGAACTGTGGATGGATCAGGAGTATTTGCAACAATAGATGCCGCAGCTGAAGATGATAGTGTTCATAAAATAGGATATATTGGTCCAAATAGATATGTAAGAGTAGCTGTTACTGCAACAGGTACACATACTAATGGAACACCTATTGCTGTGAGTGGTTGTACTGCTCCAATTCATTTACCTGCTTCTGGCGGTAATGATGGATCACCAACTGGTTAACAATAATTTAGAGGGGGGTTACAACGCTCCCCTCTATTTTTAAGGAGAATTTTATATGAAAATAACTATGTTAAAAAATATGCAAGGCTCAGGAAATGCTATGGGTAATGTAAGTATGACATATGAAGAAGGTCAAACTTATGATATGACAGAAGGTTGGCAAAAAGAAATAGCTAATGCTTTTGTAGATGCAGGAGGAGCAAAAGAAGTAGGAGCAAAAGAAACTAAAACTGTAGAACCTACAGAAACACAAGCAGAAGAAGCTCCAGTTAAAAAAACAAGAAAAAAAAAGAAGTAAGGTATAAGTAATGTCAGGATTAACTACAGTTACAGCATATACAACCGATCCTATAAGCACTAATGATGTTAAGTTGGCATTACGAATACCTACGTCTGATTCAACACATGATACTCTTATAGGTGCTTGCAAAGATGCAGCTATTAAAACTTGTATGGAGTATTTACAAAGAACTTTTACCACAGAAACTTTAAAATTAGGTATAGATGCTAATCCTTATAATAATGCAAGAGATTGGGATAACTTTAGTTATGGTGCTTTACCTATGTCTGAAGGTATGACAACTGGACCTTATATGTCTTATAGTAACAGAGAAATATATTTACCCAGACCACCTTTAGTTTCTGTTTCAAGTGTAAAAACGTATGATGATAGTGATACAGCCACAACAGTAAGTGCTTCTACATATTATGTTGATACACAATCACCGATAGGAAGAATTGTATTAAGAACAGGATCAACTTGGGATAATTTATTAAGAGTAGCCAATGCTATAGAAGTTACTTATGTAGCAGGATATGGAGCAAATGCTTCTGATGTACCTGCACCAATACAAAGAGCAATGATAATAATGGCGACTAATTATTTTGAAAATCCAGAACCTGTTTTAAAACAAGAATCTACAAACATAGTATCTGGTCTATTACAATCTTTGTTAAGACCTTATCAAGTAAGCAGGTTCGGTATTGGATTTAGCTAATGGCAAAGAAATCTATTGCTGTAGGTGATTTAAGGTATTCCGTTATACTACAAAGCCGATCACGTTCAACGGACACAGGTGGTGGTTATACAAGCACATGGGGTAACACTAGAACCCTTTTCGCACAAGTAAAACCTATAAATGGAGATAATAGTATAGAAGGTGGTCGTAGAGATAACACTTTGACGCATGATGTTTATGTGCGATATTATTCAGATATAGATTATAAAGCTAATGGTTCACAAATGAGAATAACTTGGGATGATTATGGTACATCTCGACTTTTATCTGTAAAATATGTTTATACTATAGAAGAAAGAGATAGATGGTTATTATTTAGATGTTCAGAAGGTACAGATTTGGATTTATAATGGCAGGAATTACAGTAAAAATAGTAAATGAAAGTAGATTTAGAACAGATTTAAATAATAAATCTAAATCAGTAACTAATAATATTATAAGAACTATTAATCAAACAGCAAATGCTATAAGAAACACAGCTGTTGTATCTATTATACAAAATAGTAGAGCAGGAGCAGAAGTAACTCGATATAGCCCTAAAAGAACAATAAGAATTTCCAAAGCAGGTGATCCTCCTGCTGCGGATACTGGTTATCTAGCTAACCAAATTGCGGTAAAGATAGATGCCAATGGTATGGGTGCAGATGTAATAAGTAATGCAGATTATAGTGAAGCCTTAGAATTTGGTACACTTAAAATGCCTGCAAGACCTTTTATGCAACCTGCCTTAGAAGAAAATCGAAAAAAGTTCGATACAAATATGGCGAAAGCTATTAGACAAGGATTAAAATAAAGGAGGAAAACATGGATAAAATAATAGAAAGATTTAAAGAACCATCATCATACGCAGCTCTATCAGGAGTATTAGCTATGGTAGGTGTGGCTGTACCAAGTGATTTATGGCAATCAATAGTTATGATTGGTTGTGGTATCGCAGGTGCTATAGGTTTTTTTAAAGGAGAAAAGAAATAATTAATCATAGACTCATGGCATTCAATTCGAATGGTGATTTATCAGATACTACAGATAAAGCCAAAGTCTATGTTATTGTTGACGATACAGTAAAACCTGTTCAAGTAAAATCAACAGGTATTTACAATGTTAAAATGTATAGTGATGTATTTGAAGTAGGAGATTATGTAATGGGAACTAATAATAATAAAGATAAAAATATTATTGCTGTTGCTAATACTACAAAAGAAGCTAATACAGTAGGTAGAATAATAGGTAGAGTTGATAATAATATAGCAAAGGTTTTAATCTAATGGCATTACATTCATTTCCATTACAAGAGGCATTGTATACTCGTTTAACAGGCGATAGTACACTTATGAACCTTGTAACAGGAGTGTTTGATGCTGTTCCAGAAGATACAGTACTTCCAAGTGTTGTAATAGGAGAAGGAACAACAACTGATAATGCAACTAAAACATTAGATATGCGAGATTATATTTTTCAAATAGATGTCTGGAGTGCTTATCAAGGTATGAAGGAAGCGAAAAATATAATGCAAAGGATATATTCTTTATTGCATGAATATTCCCTTGCAGTGAGTGGTGCTATTCTGGTAGACTTGAGGTGTGAATTTACAACGCAAGTTTTAGAGTCAGATGGTACTATTAGACATGGAATAATGCGATTTAGAGCATTTATAACAGATACATAATAATAAGGAGTAAAATATTATGGCAGCACAAAAAGGTAGATCGCTATTGATGAAAATAGGTGATGGAGCATCTCCAGAAGCTTTTACAACAATAGGTGGTATGCGTTCAACAAGTATAGCAATCAATGATGAGATGGTTGATGTTACAAATAAAGATAGTGGAACTAATAGAGCTTTACTAGCACAAGGTGGTATTATGTCTATGAGTGTAAGTGGTTCAGGAGTATTTACAGATTCAGCTTCAGAAACTACATTACAGGGCAAAATGAATAATGCTACTAATGATAACTATCAATTTTTAATTCCAGATTTCGGTACTTATACAGGCGCATTTCAGTTAACATCATTAGAATATGCAGGTGAGTATAATGGGGAAGTAACCTATTCTTTCACTTTTGAAAGTGATGGTGCTATTACGTTTGCAACTGTATAATAGGAGCATAAAACATGGCATGGA